GTGTTCATCTTTCAAGTAGTATGTAATCAAATCAAAAACTGCTAAACGAAGATCATCTGGTAAAACAGAATATCCTGCTGTATAAGTTACTCGAACTGCTCCTGGGCCACGAGCCCAGTTCTTATATGTCCCATTTGTTGTACGAATTACACTATCCGTAACACTATCTAAATAGTACTCAAAAGCTCCTGTAGTTAGTGTAGAATAAGAACTTCCATACGAAGAACGTTCTTCTACAGATACAATCGTATTTACAGGACTCTCAGTTAATTGAACAATATGAGTATCCCAGTCTACACTAATTGTATCCACTTTATTAGTACTATAATAGTCTACAAAGCTATTTGCACAATAAGTTTTTACTAATTGACTCACAGAAGGAATAATATAATTGAGCTGCTCGTCGTTTTTGGGGGTGTTAATCCCTTCGGCAGCTTTATATTGTACTAAGGTTACTAAATCAGTCATAAGTCAATTAATAAAAACTTGGGGAGGAAACCCTCCCCAGTTTATAAAAAGCGTTTCTATTAAGCTGCGAAATCAATCTTAACAGAAGGCTCGTTACCTGCACCATCACCAGGCAGAATTTCTTCGAAGCCAAGTGACTGAGAAGCTACGATTACACGACGCTGGTTCATGACTTCGTAGTCTTGCTCAACTGATACACCTCGGAGTCGAGGAGTAACGTAGTTACGGGTATTAACTGCGAAAGCAGCCGGAGCGCCTGCAGCCTCTGACGGGAACTCTTCAGATACAACTACGGGAGTACCGTAAACTGCACCGATAGTGCCCACTACTCGTGCTGCCAAATCAGAACCAACTTCATCCAGAGTCTGGAAGTTAGCATCATTCAACAGGTCAAAGTAGCTATTCTGGCTAACAACGAAAGCCATATCAGCAGGGTTCAGACCATACTTACCCATGTCTTCGCGAGCTGCCAGCAGAACGCCTGAAGTCAGTCGAGTTGCAGAACCGATTGACAGCGTAGTGCTGTGCGCAGCTGCATAGTTGTCGAGACCAGAGATAGTACCGTTACCATTTAGGATAACGTCTTCTACTGCACGACCATGAGCACGAGCTACTGATTCGATCAGCATAGGCATCAAGTTGATGAGTACCTGCTCGTCTACGTCATTGTCCATAAAGGTGCTAGAAACCAGACGATAAGCATTAAGTACTACTTGCTTAGCGTTATACTGGTTAGCAGTTACTTGAGGACGGTTTTCCAAGTTGCCGCTGGTAGCTGCGGTTGCCCAAGCAGCTTTGCCTGCGTCAGTTTGGATCGGCAGTACAGTTGCACCACCATTGACAGGAATCTCACGGAACAGTCGAGCTACTTTCAGCTCATGCATGATTTCCTTTTCGATCAGAGAAGAAACTTCCTGGTCGATGTCAGCAGCGTTAGCAGCGTAGTTTACGCCAGCCTTCTGCTGCAGGTCCTGAGCAAAATCAGTGTTCCAACCCTTACGAGTCATTACACCCAGCATATGAGCGGTCAAAAAGTCACGACCCCACTTACTGATGTCAGACTTTTCAGCGCGGTCAGCGAATACACGCTTTGAATCACGCATCTTAGCGATTTCTTCTGACTTCTCTTCGAGCTCACGCTTATACTTGGCAAGAGTCTCTTCCATATCAGCATTACGCTTGTTCAGATCTGCTTGCACATCAGCCAACAAACGGTCAGCACCTGACTCGATGCCTGTCTTAATAGCTGTCTTAACTTCTTCTTCTTGCTGAGCTTTAGCTTCGGCATCTGCCTGAGCTTTTTCAGCAGCTTCTTTGGCAGCCTTTTCTTCGGCAGCCTTTGACTCAGCTTGCTTCATTGCGATCTTAGCAGCAGTCTCCTCTGCTACTTTCTTCGCAAAAGCTTCCAAGTCGATTTCGGGAGTTTTTACTTCTTCCGACATTTTGATCTCCTCTCTCGCGGATTTTTCCGCTTCGTCCGGTGTGTCACTAGCTAACGATGATTTTTCGTCCTTAGCCAGAGACTGACCGGCTAGATCTACACGATTGGTGAAAGTTTTCTTGAACTCATTATACTCTTCCATAGAGTCAAATGACTTCGCCAGAGAAAAAGTTGCTGCTTGATTGCAAGGTACCGATACAACCGATACTTCAAACAACTCAGCATCCTTAATCTTTAAACCGTCAGTTTCCGCTAGGTAATCAGCATCCTTGACTCGGAAACCAACAGAAAAAGCTCCAAGAATGCCTTCTTTTACTAACTGTGCCACAGAATCTGGCGCAGATTTAGAAATTTTTGCCTTTAGTTCAAGTCCATTATCAGTGACTTTAAGTCCTGTGGCTCTACCAATAGGCTTATTATAATCATGATTGAAAAGAATAATAGGGTTCTTTTCAAAATTGCGAAGTCCACCTTTTGTCCAAGCTTCTGCCATAATAACATCATTTGCACGATCCTCATCATGTGTACTTGCCATACCGCAGATATGAATGCTTCCATCGTCCTCATCTAGTGCTTTAAAGGTGGAGGTAAGATTAAAAATCTTTTCCATCAGTCTTCACTCTTAGTGTCTGCCGGAGCAGCCTTGCTCAAAGCTTCAAGTGGGTCCTTTTTAGGGGCCGCCTTAGGCTTTGGGTCAGTTTTTGGCTTCGGAGATTTCTTGGGAGCATTAATCTGCTTCCAAGCATCAGGCATTTCATTTTCAAGAATGCCTACCATTCGAGGCCAGTTACCAAAAAGATTAAAAATAAGTCCAATTCTAACCGGAACATTTGAATCTTTTTCCCATTCATGTCTAGTCATTACATGACCTACTTCAAGCATATACATTGCAATATCTTGCAACACTGCCATTCGAGCCCTTGCTCTAGCCATTATCTTCTCCTTCTTCTGTGGGCCTACCACCTTCATCTGGATTTACCGCACTTCCTGCAATATTTGCAGGTACTCGCAGATCGTCGAATCCTTCAATGGGGGCAAAATTAATTGCTTCTCTTGCTTCATTTGGGGTAATAATTCCTGTATTCACTAGAGCAGAGTAGTACTGTGCTTGGTCTCTTAACTCCGGCTGTAGCGCAGGAATATTGGTGGCATCTTCGATAATTTCAAACCCAAAAAACCTTTCTAAAGCAAAATTTAGTTTTCTTACTATTGGAAGAATTGTCTCCAAGTAGTAAAGTCTCATATTTGGTCGAAGGTTCGCATTGTTTCCAGAATCTAAAAGAATTGGTGGAATACCCAGCGACTTCAAAATAATTTTTTCGTTTTCTGTAATTGCGGATTGAAAGTCAAGCTCTTTAAAGTTGACATTTGAAATACTATCTACTTCAATTCCGCCGTCGAGAATAAGAGGTCTACGACCCCCTGCATCTGGTCGATACCGTGCAGTCCAAGACTGAATCATTCGCTCTTTAATTTTCTCTGAAAGAGTATTTGGTGATTTGAGTACAAGACCTGGAACTGCTCCGTTCTTAAAAAAGTTATCCTGAAACTCTCGCATATTTTTCATAAGAACCATAGTACGAAGTGCAGGCTTTAATCTTGATACTCCTCGATAGATTGAGTAAAAAGAATTTTCTTTTACATGAATAATCTCATTCGGAGAGTAATTAATTGTTTCATTATAAGTAAACTTCTCAATATAAGTAGTTTCACTTGCATGAATGTGCATTTTACTTGCTGGGAGATGATAGAGATGTACTCCATCAAAATAAATAAAAATATTTCCATCAAGTAAGTAATCAGTAATTAAATTACGTCGAAAGGTGCTAATATCTTGAAAAAGATTCGGTTCTTTATTCAATAAAAGATTAACACGCGATCTTTTAATATTCTTGACAACACTTGTTATATTTAGTTGTCCACCGACTTTTGCGTCAATTTCTGCACAGTCGTCAACAATCATGTTAACGCCGCGATTTACAATCTCTAAGTCTTCGTAAGCTCGCTCATAGTTAACGTGCTTTTCACGAGGAGCTTCAATCTTATGGTCAAAGTATGGCTGTGCGGGATTTAATTTCTCCTCTACACTTTCATCTTTCCAGAAGTTATACCAAGCCATGCTTTCCTCTTTGAATCTCTACCCAACGTTTTTGTTTAGGCGCTGAATGTAGTGTTGGGTTTCGCCCGTAAATAGAATGTAATTTTAAGTGGTGCGCATGGCATATGGTGACAGTTTCTTCGTACAGTTCTTCAATATGCTCATTTATAAACTCATCCCGAAAGTTCCGAATGTCCTCCATAAAGTAGCCTTTCTCTTTGACCCACTTTTGAAGTAACGGACTCAAGCTGTAATAGTGATGAAAGTCGAGTTCGGCATCAGTTCCACAGATATAGCATTCTGTTCCTTTTTCATATCTTGCTTTTGCCTTATCCCGAATATACTTTACGGGATCTCGTTTTAGCTCTGTCATCTTTAAATCTACTACTTTTTATTAACGAAATTATATCGTGAGGGAACTAAATTGTCAACTACTATTTTTCTGTGGTCCCTTCAGAAACCGGTAGAAGACGTCTCAAATGAATACATTGCATATCGTAACGCATCGGCCATATGTGACGCCATGTTATGTTTTGGTTTTTCTCGTGCCAAATTCGGATTGGGGTCCCACTGATATTGATCGAGTGCTGCTAAACTTTCCTTACATCTTTGGTCTACGAGAAGATTATTATTGTCAACAATAGCAGCCACATGAGCGATGCCGTCCAGAACAGACTTTTTGGCATTAATGGTGGATATATCATAATTTTGAGCAAAGTCAAACCGAGTTTGCTGAGCTGCTGAATCAATGTAGATATAATCAATATTCCACTTTTCCACAAGTCTTCGAATTTCTGCGGCATGCTGTTCTGTAGTTTTTTCTGCATCTAAATATTCATCCAGTAAATAATATTTTTCCGAATCCCAGTCATATCCTATGACGCAAAAAGCGGTGGGATCGCGATACCCCACATCAAGGCCTGAAAATATATCCATTTTCGAGGTGTCGAGTTCTTCCAAATTTTCAATGCATTCTTCGTGATTAAAGTTCCAAATTTGTCCTTCGTAGGTATTGAAATCTGCTTCGTATTCCTGACGAAATTCGGCTTCGGACATACTTTTTCGAGCTTCCGAGATATCAGTTTCAGACATGCGCGGATTATCCTTATAAGTTGCTCGTATCGAAGCCCATTCTGGAAATTCATCTGTAAACCCTCTGTTAAAAAACTCTGCAAACCAGTTATTTTTTCCTCGTGGAGTCGAAATAAACAGTGCTTTTGAGTTATCTTTGTCCAGAGTAGGACGTAATGCGACATTAAAAGCTTCTTTTCCGTCTGCTAAAGCTGCTTCGTCAAAAATAATAAGGTCATATGAACGACCTACACAAGAATCGACCTGATTAATAGACCCCATTCTTATTGTAGACCCATTAGTCAACTCAATTACTTTATCTTTTGCGTTATCTTTTGCAACTTCTAAGTCAAAGTGCTTAATAAGTTGTCGTTGTAAGTCGAAAGAAATCTGAGACAAGGCGTAGTTTGGTGACATTATTAGAATATGTGAACCAGGGACTAACGATACTAATTGTCCAATTATATTTGCGATATATGTTTTACCTTGACGCCGCGATATTGCTGCAGTGACAAAGCGATACTTGTTATTATTTATCGCATTTATGATCGCCATTTGAGACGGAAGAGGTGTTACGCCGAGCAAATCCAGGTATGGATCTACTGGAAGTTTGAGAAACCTCGTCTCAGATTGAAAATCGACAATATGCTGGGAGACCAAGTCTCTCCTACTAATTTCTACAGCCATAATTATTTTTCTTTTGCTTTTCCTATATTCAGTGCGAGTACATCAATTACTTTGTAAAACTTTGCCCACAACTTATCATCTACGGGTGTGGGTGTAGTCGCTGCGATTGCAGAACAAACACAGCAAATTACGGGAAGCGCGTATAACACTTCAAATACTGTTAAAATAAAACTTATCATTTCTTACCACTCCAGGCCTGAGCACCAAAAAAGGCTGCTACTAACCCCGCTACGGCTACAAAGTATGTGGGAGCCATATCTCCAAGAATATTTGCTGCTTTATCTAACTCAATAAAATCAGTTACAACAACCATTCCAGGGTACATCAACATTCCAAACAGAGCAAACCAAGTCATGTTTCTTTGAGCATCTCGCATTGCATCTGCATCTTCAAGCTCTTTTCGCTTGAACTCCATATACATTGCTTTTTCTTCTGCATCTACTTTGCCGTCGCCATTTGTATCTGCTGGATGAAAGCCTGCTTTTTCTTCGTCAGTCATTACCACTTCACCTTATCTGCCCAGTATGCTGCGGACATCTTGCCCTTTGCAATATTCTTTGCATGACGAGCTTTAAAGGAACGACGACGAGCAGCATATGCTTTGCTTTCGCCTTTTTTCTTTGGAGAGCCACTTACTCCCTGCTGCCCAAAGCGAATTGTTTTAACTTTTGTACCAACTTTTGCCACAACAATGTGCGATTTTTTCGGATGTCCCGGAGTTCGTTTTGGTTTATTAAACCCCGCTACTTTTGCACGTTTCAAAGCTGGATGCTTCTTTTTACCTCTTCTTTTTACGGCCACGTTTCTTTCCATATCCAGAAGCATAAATTGCTCTGGCTTGCTTCAAAGCAGCTTTACGAGTTTTATAAGTCTTTCCAGACTTACCCCAGCGATACCCTCCTTTAACCTTTTTTACGGGCACGCTTCATTCTCCTCTTCGACTTTGTAAAAGTTTTTACCATAGTCGGCTTGCCTCCTGGGTTACCTGCTTTTCTCTTTCTTGAGATAGCAGACTTTCTTTGCGCTGCTGTCATACGAGCAGCTTTTGAAGCAGGAACGCATTTAGGGTACTTCTTACTCGAAGCTTTCTTACGGCCACAGGGCATATATCCTCCACCCTTTTTTGGACGAGAAATATCTACCCATTTTTCTTTAAACCACTTGGTGAGTCCTCCTTTTGGTTTCGCCATAGTTATGCTGTATACTCAACCGTATGAACGGCTGTGCTTGTTTTTAAATGCCCGCTACGATCATATACTGTTACATCATAGATGTGGGCTAAAACTTTTTTGGTTCCCGGAACTATACCATCAAATACTTGATAAACAATATCTCGATTGGTATAAGTTGTAGGAACCGTATAATGAACTGGAGAAACCTCCATTAGTCCTTTATAAGCATTGGACGTCCGAACTTTTCCCATGCCCAGTAACCCGCTGCACCTACTATAACTCCAAATATGAATTCCATTATTTTCCCCTTCGCTTTTTTCCGCGCTTCTTGGCTGCCTTTGAAGGACGCCCCCGTTTTTTACCATAAGTTCCTTTTCCGTACGGCATTATTTACTCCCCATGCGGTATTTACCGCCTCGTGCCTTGTAAGTTTTTACAAGCCACCCGTTTGCATAAGCAGAAGGATAAACTTTAAACCTTCGCTTTGCTTCAGCCTTTACGTTTGCGTAAAGTCTTTTGTTTGTAGGTACTGGCTTTTTCTTTTTTGCCGTCCTTCTACGCTTACGGGGCGGCATTCCAAGGAGTTCCGCTACCTGTAGTAGGCGTAGCCATTTCTGCTAGTTGCGAATCAAGACCGGCCTCAATATTTGCAATCTGTTCTGCTCCAAGGGCTGCTTGAGCCCACCCTACAGCAGTTTCCGCTGTAATGTCTGCCCACTCTACGAAAGTTTCACCGGGAGCTTCCAAGCCTACTGTTCCATATGATCCTGCAGTATGCTCCCCAGAAGTTTTTGAAACTCTCCAGTGAATAACACTCACTACATTTGTGTGTCCGTCTTGTGACACGTTATAATCCATAGACGCAATTGTCCAATCCATTTATTTTCTCCTTATCCGTGGGTACTAATAGCAGTATTTAGAGGGCTAAGGTCCTCTGTTGTCCAGTAGTCTTTGGCAACCATGATTTTCAGATGCTCGACGTTGCGTGATACGCAATCAGTCCAATCTTCGTCAGAAATCTCTGCTGGCTTTCCAGCATTTAATAAATTTACAGAATCCATTGCCGCGCTGTAATGCTTAGCAATTTGTTCTGGTGTTTGTTCTTCCATTTTAGTCTCCTTGTAATTGTGCTTCTAAAGCGTCTACCTTGGCGGACAATTCTTTTACGGCATTTACTAAATACCAAGTTAAATTATCTGCATTTACGTTGTAACATCCTGTTGTTTCTTGAGTTACCATATCAGGTAAAACTTCCATAATTTCTTGAGCTATTACACCTATCTGTGTGCCCGACTTATCAATCGCACATGAACCATCAAGCTCTTCAACCTCATCGGCTGTGCGATATTCAAAGTTACACACGCGCAGTTGATTAATTTTATTAAGGCCGTCATTGTTATCTTGAATGTTCTTTTTGATTCGACGATCAGACGTAGTAGCCCAAGTGCTACTGTTTGCGCCGTTGTAAATATTTCCTGCTCCGCCTGCTGAAATAAATCCTGTTGAGTTGCCTTTGCCAACAGCGGTGGTATTAGTCGAACAAACCACTAACTCATAGAAAGAAGATGTGCTAGACTGGGTGGCCCCTTTGCCTAAATAGGTGTTGTAGCTTCCATTTAGCAACCCGACTCCAGCATTAACTCCAAGAGCCGTATTTTGTGTACCAGTCGTGAGGATTTCTAACGCTTGAAAACCTACCGCTGTGTTGTTATCGCCGGTGGTGTTGCTATAAAGAGCATTTCTACCTAAAGCCGTTCCTTGACTTGCGGTAGTGTTAGCTTGAAGCGCGCCAATGCCAACAGCAGTAAGGTGGTTTCCTGTTGTATTCCAAGTCAAAGCGGCATAAGCACTTCCAGTAGTGTACCCCCCAACCGCGACATTAAATGAGCCAGTTGTATTCTGGTATAGCGCCTGTGCGCCAACCGCTGTGACATGGCCGGTAGTAGTAAGCAAAGCGGATTGCCATCCGATAGCCGTGTTGTACGAAGCGGTGTTAGCGGTCAATGCTGAAGCGCCCACAGCAGTGTTGTTAGATGCAGTCGTATTTGCATCTAAGGCATACGCACCTACAGCAACATTATATTGACCTGTAGTAACCTCTAGTCCCGCCGAATGGCCTAATGCCGTGTTGTATGCCCCAGTTGTCATTTTGTATAAAGTCGACATGCCTACTGCGGTGTTTGCCACACCACTGCCACCAAGATACATTGCGGCATATCCGACAGCAGTGTTACTGTCACCAGTTGCACTTCTACCTGCGTAATTTCCTAAATAAGTGGTGTAGTTGGCTGTAGTAGCAAACCTCGCAGATTGATAACCCATAGAAGTATTATGGCTACCAGTTGTGAGCGAATAGCCTGACTCAATACCTAAATTTGTATTAACAGAACCTGTCGTAAGCGAATAACCAGAATCATTACCCACAGCAGTGTTGTTGTTTGCAGTAGTCAATCCTCCGTGAGCATTGCGACCAACAGCCGTGTTATACGATCCGGTAGTTACAGAGCTTAAAGCGTATGCGCCTACCGCCGTTGAATAACTGCCTGTTGTTGCGGCGTCCATTGCAAACGTGCCAACAACAGTGTTTTCACTTGCCGCTGTTGCTGTTAATAACGCTCTGTGGCCTACCGCAGTATTAGAGTGAGAAGTCACACTCTGAGCCGACTGATACCCTACAGCTACGTTGTAGTAACTTGTAGCGTACCTTTGCGACAATCCTCCAACAGCTACGTTTCCTGATGTGCCTTGAGTAGTTAAATCTCTGAGAGCTTCGTAACCAATAGCTACGTTGTAGTTGTCATTAGTTAGGCTAAGTGCCGCGTTATAGCCTACAGCAGTGTTGTAAAAGCCTTGCTGACAGGTAGCTAAACTAGCGTAACCTGTGGCAGTGTTGTAACCGCCCGTTGTGTTGTTTCTTAGTGCGCCGTATCCAAAGGCTGAGTTTCTAACTCCGGTTGTGTTGTCTTCTAACGCAAACGTGCCAACCGCTGTAAGGTAATTACCCGTTGTATTG